GATTACAACTTGCATACGAACATCTGCCAAAATGGATACAACAAGGAGTGGTTACATGGAACAAAGGAAATATTGAAGTAGAGAATGGTAGTAAAGTGATTGCAGCCGCAACATCTTCTAGTGCGGTTCGAGGTAGTTCATTTAATATCATATTTCTTGATGAGTTTGCTCATGTGCCACAAAATATTGCTGATCAATTTTTTACTTCTGTATATCCTACAATTTCTTCTGGTGAATCTACAAAAGTCTTAATTGTTTCAACGCCACTTGGATTGAATATGTTTTATAAGATGTGGATAGAAGCAGAAGAAGGTAGAAGTGATTATGTTCCAATCGAAGTGCATTGGTCAGAAATGCCAGGCAGAGATGGTAAATGGAAAGAAGAAACAATACGAAATACTTCTGAGGTTCAATTTACACAAGAGTTTGAATGCGAATTTGTAGGATCAACTTACACATTGATTGCCCCATCAAAACTTAGAACAATGGTGTTCAAGAATCCAATACATCAAAATAATAATTTAATTGTATATGAACATCCAATAAAGAATCATACATACGCTATGGTATGTGATACCGCCCAAGGAAAGGGAGTAGATTATTCTGCTTTTTCAGTATTTGATGTTTCTGAAATACCATACAAACAAGTTGCAGTTTATAGAGATAATCAAATTTCACCTATGTTATATCCAAATGTGATATATCAAGTTGGAATGAAATATAATATTGCTCATGTTTTAGTTGAAGTAAATGACATTGGATCTCAAGTTGCTGATACTCTACACTATGATTTGGAATATGAGAATATCATGATCATTACTATGAGAGGAAGAGCAGGACAACAAATAGGTGGTGGATTTGCAAAGAATATTCAATTAGGTTTGAGAACAAGTAAACAGATCAAGAGAATTGGATGTGCAGCATTAAAAGATTTAATAGAACAAGATCAATTAATTGTTCCAGACTTTAATACAATTAAAGAACTTACAACCTTTGCCCTACAGAATAATACATATCAAGCAGAGGAAGGTTCTCATGATGATTTAGCAATGACTTTAGTTATATTTGGATGGTTGGTACAACAAAGATACTTTAAAGAAATGACAAATATGGATATTAGAAAAAAGATGTGGGAAGAACAAATGGAAACTTTAGAACAAGATATGTTACCTTTTGGAATTATAGATGATGGTAGAGATCCTGATACGTTTACGGATGATGAAGGCCAAACGTGGGTGGTTGATGATGAATTATCTAGAAGAGTGTATTACTAAAGGGGTCTATATCTTCAAAATTAACTTCTGAAGGTGGATTGTTTATTTCAGTTATTAAATCCTCAATTTTATTAGCAAGATCTGGTCTTTCTTTTTTTAGTCTATTTAAAAAGTTTATTGATCCAGCTATTAATTGTTCTGGATGTATGGTAATTCTTTTTCCTATTTTTCTTTTGTCAGATATTTCAAGGTGATTTGGATTTACACAAGAGGGGTTGAAACAAGTTTGAGTTACTACTTGATGGGCCGCCACATCACCATTATACATCATAAAAGAGTATCTACTGGCAGGAATAGTTTTACCTAATACTGAAAACATTCCATGACCTGTTTTATTTTTTGAAGCAAGCCAGATATGACATTTAGTATGTTTTTCGGTAGAATCAACTTTTTTAAGAAATCGTTCTATTATTTTTTTGTTGTCTAATATTTTGTCGTTTGACATAGTGAATCCTATAAATTTATGATATCTCTTAATATTTATGATTTTAGAAAACTTAAAAATAATAAATACTTTCAATATGGCGTATAATAGCCATAATTTTTTGAACAAAATCTTTCAATAATTCTTTTAGGAGAGATAAGATGCCTTTTACAATAAGTCCAGGCGTTGTTACTAAAGAAATTGACTTAACTGCTGTAGTACCCGAAATCTCTATGACTGAGGGTGCATTTGCTGGTGAATTTAAATGGGGTCCAGCATATGACCGTATAACGGTTTCAAATGAATCAGAGTTAGTTAGTAGATTTGGTAAACCTAACGCAGCAACATATAAGTCGTTTTTTACTGCGGCAAGTTATCTCGCATATTCGGGAAGCCTTAAAGTAGTAAGAACGCCTAATACAAGTGATGCCAAAAATGCTACAGCAGATTCGGCCAATACAGTATATGTCGCAAATGATGAAGACTATGAAAATACATATGACCCTGATATGGGTGGAACACAAAATGATGATTATGGTAATTTCATAGCAAAATATCCTGGTGCACTTGGAAACAGTTTGAGAGTTTCTATTTGTGGTGGCACTAGAGCAAATACTAATAATGATGGAACACTTAATAGTAATACAGATGCAGCATTAACTTGTACTTCTGCAGTATATACACAAGCCAATACTACTCTTATCGGAGTGGGAACATCATTTTCAAATGATGTTTGTGTCGGTGACACACTTTATGTTGGTGGTGCTGGTTATATCGTAATTACAGCTGTTACATCAAACACAGTTTGTGTGGCCTTAGGAGCCGCAGATGTAGCGAATAATGGAACTGCGATTCGTAAATCACGTTCCGCTTATTCTTCACCCGCAACTTCAATGATTGGAACACTTGCCGTTTCTGCTAATGGAACTGCTATTACAGGAACAAATACTGCACTTAATACACAATATAAAGTTGGTGATTTAGTTAAGCTTATCGGAACAAACGAAGAACGAAAAGTTGCAGCAGTTACCAATACAACGTATATGACAGTAACAGAACCATTTGTTTTAGCAGCGGCTGCGAATACTCATTCACGAAAATGGGAATATGCAGATTCTTTTGATAGTGAGCCTGTCACTTCATCTCACGTAGCACGTAATGGTGGTAATTATGACGAAATTCATGTTGTCGTAGTTGATGAAGATGGAGATATTGCTGGTGCAAATAATACAGTACTTGAAACTTTTACTGGATCAGTTGCCGCCGGTGCCAAGGGTGAAGACGGTCAAAGTATCTACTACAAAGATCTAGTTAATAGAGGTTCATCCTATGTTCGTTGGATGGATCATGATTCCTCTGGTGATGCAGATTCACTTCTTGATAGTGGAACTACAGCATGGGGTGGTGCCGCAACTGGTACATTTCCTGGAAAAGGAATCATTACATCTACTAGCCTGACAGGTGGGGCCGATGGTTCTGCAGCATCTGCAGGAAATATTCAGACAGGTTTGGATAAATTCAAAAATGCTGAAGAAGTTGATGTTACCCTTTTGATGACAGGAGCCGCAGGTGCAGCAACACAAATTCATGCAATTAATAACATTGCAGAATATCGTAAAGATTGTGTAGCATTCATTTCACCACTTGAAGCCAATGTTGTTAATAACTCTGGTAGTGAAGTTACGGATATTAATGACCATCGTAATTCAATGCCTAGTTCTTCATATGCAGTTATGGATTCCGGATGGAAATATATGTATGATAAATACAATGATGTTTATCGTTACGTTCCATTAAATGGTGATGTTGCCGGAACTTGTGCCTATACAGATGGAGCACGAGATCCTTTCTGGTCGCCTGCTGGTATTGATCGTGGTAATATCCGAAATGCAATCAAACTTCCTTTTAATCCTAATAAAACTGATAGGGACGCCCTTTATAAAAATGGTGTAAACCCTGTTGTTGGATTACCTGGTAGTGGTATTCTTCTTTTCGGAGATAAAACATTACTTGCAAAACCAAGTGCATTTGATCGTATTAATGTACGTAGATTGTTCATTATGTTAGAAAAATCTATTGCAAATATGGCAAAAGCATTCTTGTTTGAATTTAACGATGCCTTTACCCGTGCAAGATTTACATCTACAGTTGAACCTTTCTTGAGGGATGTTCAAGGAAGACAAGGTATCCAAGATTTTGCGGTTGTTTGTGACGATTCTAATAACACTTCTGATGTTGTAGATCGTAATGAATTCCGTGGTGATATCTATGTTAAACCATCACGTTCTATTAACTTCATTCAACTTCAATTCGTAGCAGTACGTTCTGGTGTAGAATTTAGTGAAATCATTGGTGGATAAACATATAAATAGTAATAACATATAGATGTGGGAAGACGGTTGTAGCCGAAGGGCGCACTTGTAAAAAAGACTCCCGCATCTTTATTTTAGCAATCGGCCCTTTTAGGGTAATTAAGGAGAGTATAATGTCATTTTCAATAGATACCTTCACCTCTAAATTTTCTCAAGGTGGAGCATTAGCAAGTCTTTTTAGAGCTAGGTTGGAAGTTGCGAAAGGATCAGGATCCTCAGTTGAAGATTTTGAATTTCTTTGTAAAGCATCTACACTACCTGGTGATACTATTGATGTTGCTACGATTACATATATGGGAAGAGGGATAAGTATTCCTAGTAATCGTGCTGCAGCTCAATGGACAACAACAATTTATAATGATGAGTTTATGGCAACCCGAAACCATATTGAAAATTGGATGGAACAGTTAAATTCTCATGCAACTAATAAGAGAGCATCAGGAATGCAACGAATTCTTGATTATACTGGTCAATTGAGTATTTCTCAACTTTCAAAAATAAACTCATCTTCAGAAACAAAAGATTATATTTTCGTGAATGCCTGGCCTTCTTCAATCGGAGAGATTACTGTCGATTGGGAAACAAATGACATTCAGACATATGATGTTACTTGGGAGTATGCCTATTGGAAATCTCCTAATAGTAATGTTGGTATGGACAGTTAATATATATTAATAATGAAAAAGTTATTTACATGGGAGTGGAGAAATCTACTCCCATTTAACCTATTAGGAAAGATGTATGGCAGTTGAATTATTTGGATTTTCTATAGGCAGAGTTGATAAAGACGCGAAAAATAAAAAGTCTTTTGCCCTTCCACAACCAGAAGATGGTGCACTTGAAATTGGTCCTTCAGGGGGTGCATATGGAACATATGTAGATCTAGAAGGAGCTACTAAAAATGAACAAGAATTGATCAGGAAGTATAGGGAAATGTCAACATTCCCTGAAGCAGATCAGGCTATAGATGATATTGTCAACGAAGCCGTTGTTACAGGAAGAGAAGAATCTCCCGTAAGCATTAATCTTCAAAAATCTAATTTATCAGATACTATTAAAGAGAGTATAAAAGTAGAATTTAATGAATTAGTTCGTTTGCTTGATTTCCGTAAAGTAGGTTATGAAATGTTTAGAAAATGGTATGTTGATGGTAGATTATATTTTCATATCATTATTGATAATAAAAATCCAAGACGGGGTATAATTGAATTACGCCCTATAGATCCTCTTAAAATTAAAAAAATTAGAGAACCAAAAGTTATTCAAGGTACTAATGGCCCTGAAATTGATACTAGTGGATTTCAAGAATATTATTTATATAATGAAAAGGGAATTAGAGATAGAACAGGTGGTGCTACAGTACAAATAGCTTCAGATTCCATTACTTATTGTCATTCTGGTGTAGTTAACTCTGATAGAAGAGTAGTATTAAGCCATCTACACAAAGCAATGAAACCTCTCAATCAATTACGTATGATCGAAGATGCGGTTGTCATCTATCGTATCTCACGTGCTCCTGAACGTAGAATTTTCTACATTGATGTTGGTAACTTACCTAAGATCAAAGCAGAACAGTATCTACGTGATATTATGAATAAATACAAGAATAAATTGGTATATGATTCCAATTCTGGTGAGATTAAAGATGAGCGTAAGCACATGAGTATGTTAGAGGATTACTGGCTTCCACGTAGAGAAGGTGGTAGAGGTACAGAAATTTCAACTCTTCCAGGAGGAGAAAATCTTGGTGAGTTAGCTGATGTTGAGTATTTTAAGACAAAATTATACAAAGCACTTAATGTTCCACCTTCTAGGTTAGAACAAGATTCTGGTTTCATACTTGGTAGAGCAGAAGAAATTTCAAGAGATGAGGTAAAATTTACTCGTTTCATTGAACGATTAAGAGCAAGATTTAACAATCTATTTGATGATCTATTAGAAAAGCAATTGTTGTTAAAGGGAATTATTTCTCATATAGATTGGAAACAAATTAAAGATGAAATTATATATGAATGGCAAACAGATTCTCATTTCTCAGAATTAAAAGACGCACAAATGATGAGAGAAAGATTGGGCATATTAGTAAATGATATGGGATATAGAGATGCCGTTGTAGGTAAATATTTCTCTCAAGAATACATTAAGAAACATATTCTTAAATTAACACAAGAAGAAATCGAAGAGATGGATAGACAAATTGAAGCCGAAAAACCCGCAAAAGATGAAGATGATAGTGGAGGCGGAAATATGTGGAATGAATATGATCCATCAGAAGATAAACCAGACTTAAAGGTAGTATCTGGTTGATTAAAATTTATAAATAGTATAAATATAGTTAGATATATCTAATAACATAAGGATAGAAAATGTCTGAAACAACAGTAAGTGATGTAGTCTCCATGGCTTTTGGGGGCGATTCTCCAGGAGTTAAGTCAGGAATTAATGACATACTTCAACAAAAGATTATGGTAGCACTAGAAAATAAGAAAAAGAATATTGCTAGTTCTTTATTCAATAAGTCTAGTGCTGAAGAAACTGTTCAAGCAGAAACACCTGAAGTTCCTGAACCAACAGAACCCAACCCAACCCAACAGGAAGTAGAAAATGGCTGACGCAGTAACAACTCAAATATTAATGCAGACCGAAAAGAAAGTGGTCTATAAATTCACAAACACTTCAGATGGTACTGGTGAGTCTGATGTTAAAAAAGTTGATCTTTCTCAACTAACATGGGCACATCATGATATAACTCTTTCTGGTGCAGCAAGTCCGAATTTTAAGATCGGAGAAGTTTTAACAACCGGTTCAGCAGAAACATTTATTGTTACTGGATTTACTGCCGGCGCATCCACAGTAGAAGTTGTAGGATGGGATAATACAAATAAGAAAGCAACCGCAATAGATACTGGAATGTCTAATGGTGATGCTATTTCTGGTGGTGTATCTGGTGCAAATTCCAGAACAGTTGCTAATAGTGGAAACTTCACAGAAAACGATTATACAGTAGTAGTTTCTAAATTACAATGGATTTGTAATGGAATGAATGTAAAAATAGAATGGGATGGATCAACAGCAGAAAAAGAGATAGCAACATTAACAGGAAGTGGATCATGGAATTGTGGTTCACATAACTGGCCAGGAGTTCCAATAAATGCTACTGGTGATTCGGGAGATGTTTTGGGAGATATTCAATTTAGTACAGTAGGACATACAGCTGCAGATTCCTATTGTATTTGGATGGAAATTATAAAAACTGGTGGATATGATTTACCACCATACGAACAAAATACAACATTGGGGTATCCAGTTGATTACTTACTAGGTAACTTCACATAATCGGAGAGAAGGATGAAACTTATTAGCGAAGAAGCAACACAAGTAGAATTTATATGTGAAACTACCAAAACAGGAAAGAATTATTTTATTGAGGGCGTATTCATGCAGGCCAATGTAAAAAATAGAAATGGCCGAGTTTATCCGAAAGAGATATTACAAAAAGAAGTTAAAAGATACGATCAAAATTATATTAAGCAATCCAGAGCTTTCGGTGAACTTGGCCATCCCGATGGTCCTACAGTAAACCTAGAAAGGGTTTCCCATATGATTCAAGAAATTAAAGAAGATGGGGATAATTTTGTAGGTCGAGCAAAGATAATAGATACGCCTTATGGTAAAATTGTAAAGAATCTAATAGATGAGGGTGCCCGTTTGGGTGTTTCTTCTAGAGGAATGGGCTCGTTAAAGCCTGTTGGTCGCAATTTACAACAAGTACAAGATGATTTTTATCTTGCAACTGCTGCAGATATTGTCGCCGATCCTTCTGCTCCCGCAGCATTTGTTAATGGGATTATGGAAGGTAAAGAGTGGATATGGGATAATGGAATTTTGAGTGAACGGGAAATTGCCCGAATCGAAAAAGAAATGAAGATAACTAATCAAAAGCAACTAGATGAAATTCAACTAGAGGCTTTTAATAAGTTTATGTCAAGTTTATAAAATTACTAAATAATAACAGTAAACACTAATTTTAATTAGAAATCAATAGGAGATTTAAATGTCTGAAGAATATTTGGATCAAAAGTCTGAAGAGGAAATGTATCAAGAGGATTCTTCAGACGAACTTACAGAAGAGTTTGAATTCGACAATACAGATGAGGAATGGTCTGAAATTGTTGATCACGCACTCGAAGAAGAAGTTAATGTCGAAGATGATGAAGAATTTGGAACATGGTTAG